GAAAACTCATGATCTCCAAGAACTGTTAAATTACCATTAAAACTTACATCACCTTTATTAAAGTAACCGTCAGAGTTTTCAGTATATTTTATAAAATATTTATTCTCTTTTTCGTCGTAGGAAAGATCATTCCAATCAGTTTCGCTTCCTTGCTCTGTCTCTCCATTAACAGTAACAGTGTAAGGAGAAAGAATTTTATCGCCTCTTCCAACCTCTATAGTTGTTCCTGAATTTTCTGCTGTTGCGAATCCCACTTCATTTGTATTTGAATTATAGGCAGCGTCTATACTTCCAGCACCATCGGTAACAACAGTATGGCTAGGATTACTAAGAATTACCCACTTTCCTCCGTTCCCTGCGTGAACTCCGATAATAGATACTTCATCGAATGCTTCTACTACTGTAGTTGGATCATCTTCTTCAGCAACTTCTACTTTTACTGTAAACTGTTTTTGTAGCTTAGTATTGTTCCAATTACCTAGATAAGTACTTGGTAAAGCAATAGTAGCGGTTGAAATAAAGTCATTTCCAGTACCTGAGTCATTCTCTTTGAACGTGCCCCAAGCATAACTTCCCCCGCTATCACTAAAAGTAAAACTAGTATCATCAGCAAAACTTTCTATAGCTGTCCATTTAAATTGCGGATTTGTAAAGTTATTAGCTTCCGCAGTAAGTGTTATTGTAGTATCTGTTCCGTTTAATGAAGGATTTGCACCGCTTTCGTCGTAAATAATGCTATAATCTTCAGAGGTTAAATGAACTGTTTTACCATCAAGTCCATCTGACCCTGAAGTTACTTTTGTAATCTGACCAGTACCAAAAGCATTAATATCTATTGCTTTTGACTCTCTTACTTCCGCTGTAATTACAAGAGGTTCGCCTTCTTCAAAAGGTATATTATCAGATTCGTTCGGGTTAGCTCCTGTTGCTATAACTTCACTATAAAAGAATCCTCCAGTATTTGTTGGATTATTCCAAGTCGCCGTGTAGTCACTTCTATCTACTCCAGTGCCCCCGCCCTCTACTTCTACAATTCTAAATTGTGGATTTTTAAATCCGATCGCATCAATTCTAGCTGTTATATCCCCATTTACATTGGTAGTCTGAGTAGTGCCATCCGCATTATACTGAAGAACAGAAGTCGAAGGAGTCACAAGAACTTGAAGGCCTTGTACAACTAATCCAGGATCTACGGTAATAAACTTGTCTAAAATAAATTGATGCGCACCTGCAGAGTTATCATAACCGCTCCACTTAACTCTTCCAAATACGGCATCATTATTATATCCAGGCCTATAAGTAAGTCTATAAATAGTTCTTGAAGTAATATCTGTTTCAAAACTTCTATCAAGAAGTACTGTAGTGTCGTCTAATACTGCGGTTACTTTTGCTGCTTTAATTTTAGTTCTATACACATATCCGGTGTAGTCTTCAAAAGTTCCTCCAAGATCAGAAGAAGATACTAAGTGTTTAGAAGCTATTGCTACTCCAGTACCAGAACCTGGCCCAGTAGCAGTAAAAGTATCTCCTGGGCTTGGACTTGATGGACCCCCTATTGCACTCCATGAAGTATTTCCTACAGTAAGAATAGTATAAGTTTCTTGTGCCGTGAAAGTACCCGCCAACTCTTCTATACTATCGGGATTAACAGCTGCCTCATATGTTTTATATAGAAGAGCTCTATTATACTCCGAAGGATTTAGTCCATCATGATAGTCTACGTGTATATAATAATTTTTTCCATTTATAGGACTATCTGCTCCATTACTTAATTTTACCCTTTCAAAACTTACTATATCTCCATCTTGCCAATAAAGGGTATCTTTTATATTAATATTCTTAGCCGCAAGGTCTCCACCTGCTTCTTCAAAGTAAGCACGAAGATCAAGTTCTAGTGTTTGTTTTGAGCTTAAAAGAGAAAGATCATCTATTTTAAAATGCGCAAAGCCCTTTCCATCACTTCCAATACCATCAAAGTGAATAATATCTCGAGGTAATAAATGTTGTGAGCTTGTACTTGTATTCCAAAGAGTTCCATTTCCCTTTAGTTTATTTGTTCCACCAGTAAGACTGTACATAGTTCCTGCTGATGTCCAAGATTGGGAAGCTCCTCTATACCCAGAAATGCTAATCCATTCCAGGAAATTAATTCCTTCGTCTCCCAATTCTGGAATTTTTTGCATAAAGGGCAGCCCGTCAAGAGTAGTAGTATTCCAGTGAGCAAGAGTACAGTTACCGCCATCAAAAAGCAAGTAGTGCCAAGTTGAATCTGGTTCGGTTCCATCTACTCCTCTATCTGCAGGATAAGTACTCGGCGAATATTCTGCACGAGGAAATCCATTGTTTACTAATCCATATAAGGGAATATCATTTAGAGAGACACTAATTGCTGCAGTATTAGCAGAGCTTAAAGTAAACTCACTTCCAATAGAGTGACCTATAGGAGTAGAACTTTCCCATTCCAACCTATACAAAGAGTCATAGTCTAAAGAATTAGACCCGGCTACCTTATAAAAAGTACTATTCGCAATTAATCCTTTTGGTATTCCTCCTACTACTCTAGGAACATCGGTTGCAAAAGGGTCATCCACAAGATATTCTGTCGCAATAAAGTCAGAGTAATTTTGCTTTCTTGATACGGTACGTACCCTAAATGTATAGTAACCATCAGGAACTCTTACAAAACTATGATAGTTTGTAGTTGTTCTTATAGGGGACTCAATGTCAGGAATATTGTGGTGAAGCTCATACTCACTAAAGAAAGAATAGTCTCGAGTTTTAAGATTTCCAAGACTGTTTGTATAAGTCTCCACTGGCTTAGTCCATTCCAGTCTTATTTCTTCTCCAGGTTTTGTTGAGTCTGTCTCTAGTACAATATAAATATTTCCAGGAGCAGGAACATCTTCATCTGGGTCTTCAATAATAGGAAAAACATTACTAGGAGTAGCTCCTAGAGCATAGTCAATATCTACTGCATCATACTTTGCGTTGTAATGCTCTACTGCAGAAATTGAATATTGATTTTTTTCATCTTCTAATACAATACCTAAAACTCTGTATTCTTTTTTCGAGCCAAGAATATTTGTACCTTCTGCATCAGAAGATTGAAGAGCCCATACTGTGCCCGCAACAGGTAGCTCAAAAGTTGAATATGCAGAACTAACAGTTACTTTGGTTAATCCCCCCACTGTTGTAAAATCAGGAGTGCCACTAGTAAGATTAACATCTTTTGTAACTATAAAAGTATGCGGAGCCCATTCTAAGGGTAATATTTCTGGACTATAAACGCCAGTAGCACTGTTAGAAAGACTCCCTGTAGAAGTAAAGGAGTTTCCTTCAATATCGTCAGAAAAAGCATCATCATTTTTTACTAATATGTGCGCATTTGATACAAGAGTTTCTGCAGTTTCGGAACTAACATCATATATGTCGTCTGAACCACTTGTAGATTCCGCCAACCAAGCCCGCATTCCAGTAGCGGAAGTAAGAGTTCCTGTTTCAATGTTGTCTCTATCCGGAGGTACGAAAAACTTTCCTGTAAATCTGTCTCCTCGCTGGTATAAAGTTCCTCCAGTTGTTACTTTATGACCATTTGCGTCTATTCGTATAGGTTCAACACCAGTATAAAAAGCAGCTGGTTTAGTTACAAGAGTACTAATTGTCCACGTAGCTCCATTAGTAATATTTGTAATTTCTCGGTCTAACAGAATTTCTGTACTACTTTGAGTTTCTTTTATTAAGCCGCTATAGTCTACTCCATATCGATCTCTATCTTGAACATTAATAACATCCCCCGGGCGAATAAATCCACCCTGTAATCCTGTTTTAAAACTAACTACTTCTTTTTGATTCTGAGCGGTCCAAAGCTTCCATCTGCCATATCTTTTTGCCTGCCCCTCTGATGTAGCTCCCATAGCAACAGCATTTTCAGTTACCAATCGTTTACTTTTAACAATATCCTCTTGATCTTCTACTATTAGTGGAACAGGTTCATAGTTAGCTTTTGGATCATTCCAAGTAACTACAACTTGATTTGCACGAGTTTTACGACCAGTACTTTCATAATTGAATACTCCATCAATAACATTTGCTTTTGAAAAAGTATAAACAGGATCTCCCGGTACGTCTTGCACAGGAGTAATTTTACCATCTAGCCAGTATAACATTCCAGTAAAAACACTGGCCATGTCTTTTAAAACTTTATATACGTCAGTAGATTTAGTTAAAAATATATTTGCGCGAAATCTTGGCTCTAATCCAGCAACCTTTCCAACTTTATCAATTAAAAAATTACTAGTTGCTTTGAAAATTATACCAACTTCATTACTATTTGCTCCCGCACTTGTCCAACTAGTATTACCAACTTCTTTAATTTTATAAAAGTTTCCTTCTACTAAACGATTAGTACCCGAGAGGGAATACATACTTCCATCTTCAACTAACTCATCACAGTATTTGGCTATTCTATATAGTGCAAATTTATTTATAAAATTACTATCAATCCATTTTCCCGCACCATAACGATTATTTGAAACTATATCATAAAAAACCCAAGCAGGATTATCTGTATAGTATAATAAATATTTATCACCTTCTTTTTTAAAATCTCCATCCCAAAAAGTATCGTATCTAGCTATGCCATCTTCTGTGTATTCTCTCGGGGTGTATGAACTTGGTATTCTTACTTTTAAGCCTCGTAATAGATAACTTCTACTAGGTAAGCTATTATAAGTTTTTGAAGAAAAACTAATTGCAGCGTGCGCAGTAAAAGGATAGCTAAAATTATCTTTGATTGTTGCTTGAAGATCCGCACCACTTATAGACGCAGAAGCTTGAAGGCTCCACTCGTCTTTATCTGTTCTACCTCCGTTTGTACCGTTTGTCCATACAGGAAGACCTAAGTCTCTTGTCAAACGAATTATTCTTATTTTAAAATCATCAAAAGGTCGAAATCTAGCAAGACCTATAGTATGATCAAACGATATAGGAGCAGTTGTTCTTGCTGTATGTACAACTTTACCCCCAGACTGGCTAAATAAAGTTTTCCAAGAACCAAAAGTAGCGCCTCCGTCCTGACTTAAAGCAACCTGAAATACATAGTGAGCACTAGCAGACTCTTTATCGCCCCCTTTATTATTATAAGTAATTAGCTGAGGATAGTTAATTCTAATCACTACCTCATCTACTTCTCTTCGTTGAGCTGCAGTTAAATTAAAGTTTGGAGCACTTCCTCCACTAGAACTAATTTCAAAGGGAGGTTCTGAAGCATCCGTGTAAGTTACTGTATCAGGATACCCGTAGGTATCTAAGGCTGTAAACCCATACCCTGAGGCCACTTGCCTTATAGCTTTTCCAGCACCTGCGCCTGTTACTGTTACTCCACCTGATACACCATGAACTTGTTGAATTGGTGGCTGTCCCAATTCTCCTGTTCTAAACTGTAGAGTTGAGCCCTCAACTTTTGCGGTTGTATCTTCAGAACTAGTGGACGCTGAAGTGTCTATAACTCTTGCACCCTCTATATAAAAAGACGCATTTGTTAAAGCAGTAGAACTTACTGAATTTTCTAAATTTAGTACATCTGCTCCATTATTATCAACACTTAAAGATTGTATTTTTCTTGCAACCACAAGTGTTGCTGTCCAAGAACTATTATTTATAAAAGTATTATTATATATGTCCACAGAAACACTAAGACCAGCAATACCGCCGGCAGGTTGATCTCCCCCCGCCCCATAAAATTTAGCATCTACAGTATGTCTAACTCCCGCCGCACTTTCTAATACTATATAACTATCAGTATCTCCTAAGGTTGTAAAGTCACTATCTAATGTATTTGCACCCCCTGTTCCCGTCATGTTTACAAAAGTAACAACTGCGGGCCATGATGAAGTACTTATAGTTAAAGTTACTGCACACTTTTTTACAGAAATAACAACATATTTTCCGATATCAGAGTCTTTTGCTTCATAGGTATTCTCTACAATTGTAGCCGCTGTACTATTTGCAGGAATATTAACTAAAGGTGTAGAAAAATTAGTACTATTTGTACTAGTTAATGTACCTACAACATTTGAGGTCTCAAATGGAATATCATTTATATAAACAGAGTTTTTTGCATTTACTAAGCCTTGAATAGGGCCCTCGCAAATCATATCTACTATGCCTATATATTGTTTTGTGGATCCAATACTCATTTATTACTTCTCCTAATATGCAAAGCCGTCTGTATCTCTAACGGGTTCTTCATCGTATGAGGGCCCCGTATTCGGCTGATTTGTGTCTCCTGGCTGAGAAGGGGCTGTAAAGTCATATCCATCCTGTGCATAATCTACAAATGAACGATTTTGATTTTTAATTTCAAAAGATATGGGACGCCCGGGAACTCTTAACTGTCCGTATAAAATAGGAACGGGATCACCTTCTATAATAGTGTGTGAGGAGCCTTGAAATAAATAACTTTCGTCTTGTTGATTGTCTACCGAAGGATCTGGCGACATTATTTGCTGTATCCCAGTCAGTATAAGATTTGAGCCAAGCATTACAAGACCTAATGCGATTTTTGGCAATAAAGCGACAAAAGCGGTGGGAGGTCCAAGAGCAAGCTGCGCAAGATAGTACTGCTGAGTAATTACTGCTAAAGCGATAAGAACAATTCCTACAATAATTTTTCCAATTCCTGATTTAGATCCTAAAGGAACTGCTTGAATAGTTAGGCTTCCCTCTGGATATTGGAGTAAAAGATCTTCTTCTACTTCTACGGGCTTACCTTCTATTGAACAAATAAATCCTATACCCTTATCCTGAGAGTCCATTAAGTATTGTCTAAAGTTATCAAAATTTGCTTCAAAACAAGCAACAGCCTCTCCAAAAGAAGAAACACTCATGTCAAACTCATGACCAAACTTATCGCCTATTTCGCCTTCTAAATAAACTTTACGAAGCATATCTATAAGCCCCTATTAAATATTCCACCCAAAACGGATATAAATTTTCTCGACAAGAAAGACGATTTTCAGCATGATGAAAAAATACATCATTTCCTAAAAATACTCCACAATGGTCGGGAACTTCATGTTTAACTTTAAATATAAGAACATCATTTTTTTCTAATTCTTGAAGATTCACTTTTTTTCCTTTCCATTTTTCTGCCATTTCATCTGTAAAATAGTTTAAATCTCGATCCCACCAGTTATCTTCAAAAGGAATTCTTGCAGGAATTTCTATATTCTGTAGTTTAAGGTAATCTCTTACTGCTTCAAAACAGTCTTTTACTCCAAACTCATACTCTCTACCTATTAAGGGGTATGCTCTTTTTGTAGGCTCTATAATATTTAATTCCATATCAGGGAAACTAAATATATAGTAAGGAACCCCTAAAGCATTACAACAATCTATATCATGCTGAGAAGCTTCATTGGAGGCATCAGGATGACTATGTACAATTGCAAAAATATCTGCACGTTGTTTTATACTTAAGTACTCTGAAGAAGACATAATAAAATTTTCCGTGTCTTTTGCTAGGTTTTCACAAGGAAACCATTGCTTTTTACCTTTTACAATTCCTATAACTCCACATCCTTCCTTTGGGTACTCTTTTTCAAAGTGATTTTGTATTAATTTGATCATTTAAATTTCTTTGCTCCTGGGAACCCGCCAAAAGGTAGAATTACATTTTGCTGTTTTGCTTTTTCTATAATTCCGGATGTAAATGTAACTTCAATCGTTCCTGTAGGATTACTAGAATCATATGCAGTAAGAGCACTAGTATCTAGAACAGTAGTTAGCTCTGAATCTGTGTAAAGAGAATAAGTTCCTGACGTTTCCTTTAAATAGTATATAGTATTTTCTACACTGTCCCAATTTGCTTCTATATCTCTAATAATAACTGGGTCTCCGGAAAGGAAACTGCTAAGATCTGTGCCTGTAATTGTGGTTTCACTACCGTCCCATTCTATATCAGTAATATCTGTTTTATAAGAAGAAGTATTCGCCGCATCTATAGTTATATTAAAATTAGGACTTGTATTTGAAACTGCGGTTATAGCTTGTGTACCTACAAAAGTAAAAGCCTTAGCTAAACTGCTGCTTGAAGGGTTTAAACTAACAGTAACTATGTCCCCTACAGAAAAATTGTGAGAGGATGCTGTTGATAACACAGAGGATGAAGCATACGATACTGCAGACACATCTTTAATATATCCTTGAAATCTTACTTTACAAGAATTTAAAGTTTTACCACAAAGATCTATACGTTTCCAGTATTTTCTGTAGTGTAAGGGGCTTTTTCCATTATTATCAAATAAAGCTTCCCATATTTCAACATCACCGGAAGTAGTAGTTTTAACAATGTCTCCTGCAGTATGCTGAGAATTTCCAGAGTCCCATTCATTTATAGTCCCTAAAATAGGAGTATCGTCTGCTCTAAAAAATGCGTGCTGCCTTGAACCTTCTTTCGGCCACATACAGCCACCCCCAAGCCCCTCTGCTCTTCCTTGATACTTCCAAACACAATACTGACCAATAACATTTCTCGCAGGTAATTTTGCTCCTTCTACATCCATAGGAGAAGCTAGCTCAAACGTTACAAGTATATTATGTTCTGAATTAATTCTATCAATATAATATACTTGAGGAGGAAATTGAGGATTATTAGTCCCAGATCCTAAATGGCTTTCAAAAGTTCTTCTGTAAATTACTCTTGTACCAATTAATTCATCATTTGTTTCAAAGGGAAAATCTAGTGTACCAAAATCTAAAAATCCTCCTGAAGTATAGGCTGAATAGTTAGTACCATCTATTGAAGTAGTTAAAGCAGAGTTAGAATATAAAGCAAGAGTTGTCGAAGTTTTTACATCTACATAGAAAGCATTATCATTTAATTGTATCATTCCATCTACGCCTGTTATCTTTATAGGACTTCCATTGGATAGTTCGTGGGGCGCAGCCGTTGTAATAACGACAGGATTAGCTTGAGTTGCTCCGGTTATAGATAAGCTTACAGCATTTTTTCTTATATTTTCTAAAACAGTTTCTGAAGAATCTAATGTTTTAGATAAAAGAGGAATATTTGCAACAGTTAGAGAGGGTCTAGTCATAGCTCCGGTAGAAGCAATTTCTACTCCTGTTAAATTTATTGGAATAGAAGAATAGGTATCACCATTAAAAACAATTTGGGCACCTTCTTTTTCTCCTCCATTAAATAAATAAAAATGCCCGTCTATATCACTATCTGAGTACCCAGGCAGAGTGACTTCAAAAAGTTCTATTAATGCCTCTCCAGTATCAAGAAGCTGTACTGAATCAATTATGTCTGTCATGGTTCATAAACTCGTCTAAAAGTTGCATTTAAAGAATGAATATCTACTTGATTATAAGTAATACTATATTTATCACAAACTACTTTAAAAGTTTCTCTTTGTAATGTAATATTAAAAGATCTAGCGGCTTTTGCATCTAAAAAAGCGGCTATAACTTCAATTTCTGACCAGTCTCTATTTGCAAAATTTACGCTAAAAGTTTCATCTTTAGAATTTATACCATCTAAAACTCTTTGCTCATATCCGTCGCCAAATTTTGCAGTCAGAGTTCTATGAGTAGGATTTCTTGTAATATTTCTTCCAAAAACTATTTCTGCAGAGGGGTCTGATAATATACTACTAACGTCTAGTAAAACATCATCTGCAGAAGTTGTTGTAGTTGTAGTCGTTCCATACACACTTGAAGCTCCCGCAGGATTTGTAGCGCTAGAACCCCAATCAGAAACTTCAATTTCTGTATCAGCAGTGTAACTAAAATCACTTTGATCTACACTCGGTATAATATACCAAGCAGATTCTGTTGAGTCCCAGGCAATAATATTTGCGGTTCCACTAGTTGCAGACCTAAAATAGTTTTGAGAAGCATTATTAACAAATTGATCGTTTGCCGTATCAAACTCTTTACCTTGAGTTACAGTATATGTTCCAGCATAATCAGTATTAGTTCCTTCATTTGAAACAGTTATCCCTGTTAATTCTGTTCCTCCTCCAAGAACAGAATTAGAAATAGTTAAGCGCTTTGAAGCTGTTCCGCCTGTAACACTGTATCCTGATCCCGAAGCATTTACTGCCAAAAGAGTTGCCGTACCATCACTATTTATTCTAATATTAAATGTAGCACCACTACCTTGATTTGCATTATCTGCGTGTGGAACATTATTATAAGTGCCCGGAGTTCTATCAGTATCTGTTGTAGAAGCACTTGAGATAGCGGCTGTAGATACTCCATTAAAATTTGTAAAATTTTTATTTAAAATATAATTATAATCATCTACAGAGCCATCTGCAGGAAATCTGGATGTAAGAAGAGATAGTACTTCACTTCGTAAAATACTAAAACTAAAGGCTCGTGCTGCCATTATGATGCTCCGTGAGGGCTAAGAATCCCTCCCGCTCGTTTCTGATTAATAAGCTCTTGCTGCACTGCCAGAGCTATTATCTTTCCTAAACTTGCTCCGGTTTGCGAATCAGATTGAGAGCTTTGTGCTCCATTGCCTTCACTATCTACTGTTACATTTACTGTAACATTATTTTGCTGCCCCATTCCTGCACCTTTACCCATGGATACAGGAATGGATTTTCCGTCTGGAAGAGGTACAATTGCTTCATCATATTTTCCTTCCCCTACTAACCCCAAGGTTGGCCTTCTTGCAATTCCTCCGTTTGCATATGCTGCGGCTCTAAATCCGCCTCTTGCAATTCCTCCGTTTGCAAAGCCAAAGAAAGTCATTATTCCGCCTAATATACCGCTTGCACCTCCTCCTATTCCTTGTAATATACTTCCGAGCAAGTCAGGCAAAGAGCTAAAAAGACCCCCTAAATCCTTTGTCAAAGTGCTAAAAATAGACCCTAAGTCGCTTCCTAGATCTCCAAAAAGATTTGTAAGCCCAGTTAGAAAAGGAGTATCCTCATCAAAAAGACTTTTCATATTCTCTGTAAAACTTGTAAAAAGTCTTGTAAGTCCTGTAGCTTCTCCTCCAGTGGATAGTACTACTTCCTCTAAAACTCCTTCTCCTGTAGTGGGCATTGAGGTAGGGTCGCTTCTTCTTGCGGCAGAGTCATCTCTATTAGTTTTTTTGCCTATTAGGTTACCGAAAAGCGTACTGAAAGGGCCGGGCTTTTCTACATTTGAAGAAGTTGTTACTTCGCCTTTCATTGCCGCAATATCATTAATCATACTATCTATAGAACCGGAAGAAACTCCTCCACCCGATGCAATATCATTAATCATAGCATCTATAGAAGAAGAACTTAGTCCTGGAGAAGTTGTAGTACCTGCTGCAAGACCGTCAATATGACCTTGCTTTACTCTCTCATAAGCAATATCTGCACCCTCAGAATGAGCTTTTCTAATTTTATCTTCGGGTGTTCCAAAAAGAAAACCAGTTATTCCTTCCGTAACTTGTTTTGCGAGAGTATCTGCAATAGCAGAGACTGTTGCCTGTGCTATTTTTAGCATTGCATCTTTTAGGCTGCTTTCGTTTCCTTTTATTAAATCGGCAATACCTGATTGAGTTGCCCCTTCAAACGCGCCTTTTGCTGAGTTTGAAAGTTCGAGGAATGCATCGTTTTGTTGACGAACTGTTTCGAGCTGCTCTCGAAGTAGTTCAAGTTGTAAATCAAGTTGTTTAATTTGAGTACTTCCAATATCTAAACCTGAACTTTGGTAAAAAGCCCTATCAGAAGTTAATTTTGCTATCTCATCTAATATACTTATCTGTTTAAATTCATTATCTAATTGTTCTTTTTGTAAAGGCGTTATATTTCTCATCGCCTTTTCTTTTAAAATTTCAGTCTTTTGTTGGCGAAGAAGTACATCATTTTCTAACTCTAAAAGTTTAGTATTCTTTTCTCGAAGCATTGCTAAAACTTCTTCAACAGTAATAGATTCTCTTCTCTCTTTACTTATTGATCCAAGTATTCTAAGAATTGCTTCGCCTCCCTCTGCTTCGTCAAATACTGATAAAAATGCTTGTGTACCTTTTCCTTCTGCCAATGCGCCTTTTACACTATCAATAGCATCTTTTGTTATTTGCATAGATCTTGAAAAATGAGTATTTGTTTGAGCTAAAGAACTAGTAAAATCGGCATACTCCTCTCCAATCCTTACTAAAGATTTAAATGCTGCCCCTTGATCCGTAAGACCTACACTACTTTGTTCAAGCTCTGCGGGTAAAAGTCTTGTTATCTTTAATAAGTCAGCTAATACATCTCGTAATCCTTCCTCATCTGGAGTGGTTTGAGCTTTTTGTACTTCTCTAATTTTTTCCTGCGCTGCAAACAAAGTATTAGTTAATGTTTCATATTTTTTTCGTAAACCGCTAGTATTTTGTCCAGCTGCTTGTAATGTTGCAATTTGTAACACTAAACCCTCTCTAAGGTTTTCCACACTCTCTATGAAAGGTTCTATATTAGTATTACTTAAATCTAAAGCTGTTTTTGGCAAATACGAGCCGGCCGACGCAAAAGTATTTTTAGATATACCATCTAAAATTAGGTCCAATCTTTCAAATCCACTAAAATCTAAATTCGAGATAGCGTTTGATAATTGTACAATTCGTTCTTGTACAGTTCCTGTCTTAGTTGCAAGGCCGCCTAATATATCTGTTACTGCTTCATTTTGCTCTGCTGCAGCATCTCTGATTGCTCTTGTTAACCCTAAAGCTTTGACAATTGCAGGATCTTTTAATTTCTCTAAAAGCTCTCTAATAATTCCTAAAGCCGTAAATAGTAACCCAACTAAGCCTGCAGCTCCCAAAATACCTGTAGCTAGTCTTCCAAGCTGAGTTACGCCTGCTGCCATTGTTCCCATTACTTTACCATGAGTAGCTTGCAAGCTATACAACTCGGCCGCTGCACTAGCTTTCCACCTTTTCCATCCAGAAGTATTTTGAGCAATCATTGCTTGATGTTGAGCTTTGATAATTGCTACATCTCGTTTAACAGCTTCTCTAGTTGTCTTGCTATAATCTATTACTTTTGAGTTAGCTGCAGTAGTGCTACGCTCAAGGGCTGCAATTTCTCTACCGCCTATTTTTCCTTCACCTATATTTGCTCCAAGGGTCGAGCGAGAGCCTTCGTCTGGAAGAGCTGCTTGAACTCTTTTTGTTGCATCGTCTGCTGCGTCTCCAATATCTGCTAAAGCAGGAGCCACAGGTACAATTGCTTTAAGTACTCCTTGTCCTAGTAGAGTAAAAGCTCCTGCAAGAGCAAGTACGTTATTTGCCAATGCTCCAGCAAAAAACTCTGCAATAGGATTTAGAGCACCTTTTATGTCTTTTAGTAAATCATTAAATGCTTTTCCAAGTTTTGCTACTTTATTTACTTGTCCTCCGAGATCATTGAACTTTTTATTTCCTTGTTCAAGAATTTCATTCACTACTGCTTGAGTTCTTTGATATGCGGTAAGATCTTTCGCATTTTTATTAATTGCTGTTCCATACTTTTCGGTTGCAGTTTCCAAACGAAGAATAATACCTAATTCATCTAAAAGTTCAGGTTCCGCTTTTGTGGCACCCCGTACAAGACGATCAAAAGAGTCGCTTAAATCTCTACCAAGAGCTAACGAGGCATTTTTAGCAACATTCGCTAATCCGGAAAGTTGTTCACTATTTAATCCCGAAGCAGTACCAATTGATACTGCTTGCGCGGCCTCTTGAAACGTTAATACTCCATCCGTTGCTTCTTGGATACGAGAAGTTAAAAGAGATAAAGAAATGCCAGTTGACTTAGCGTAATTTTGTTGGCTTTCTTGTATAACTCTTAGATCTGCTGCAGACTTAAAAAAGTTAAAAGCTGCTGTTACCGCAAACACATTCGCAGCTAAAGTTGCATAAGCAGGCACAAGACCTCCTGAGATGCCTTGTGCCATTTTTGAAAAGTTTTTAGTTCCATTAGCAGAGGCCTGAGCAGCTCCTTTAATATTTCGATCAGCAGTACGAGCAGACTTACCTGTCTCTTCTAAGGCTAACCCAAGCTTTTTCGCATTTACAGCTACACGTTTTGTAGTACCTTTATCATCTACAACTACGTCAATAAAAACTTTATTTTTTGCCATTAGCCACGCACGTTATGGGTGTAATTTTTTCCACCTCCTGCAGACTTAGCTTTACGCTCTTCTGCTTTACGTTTTCTTTCAGATTCTTCTGCTCTATGTGAAACTAATATCGATTCGTATAGTTTCATAAAAAATAGAGTTTCTTTTTTATTTTCAACTTCGTATAGTTCAAAAAGTTGATTACACTGAGACCAGTCTTTGCCTAAATATGTTCCCGACA